GCCGTAGCGGGCTCTTGTATTCAGCAATAAGCTCAAAACCAATGAGGCTTGGGCACGTAAGCAACGCCGCGATAGACGAGCGAAGCCATTTGTGCTTCACGCAGACGAGCTGCTTTCTCAAGCTGCTCTTTAATCAAAGCGAGAGGGTTCATGATGGTTCCCGATGATGCAGGCCCCCGTTCCGTGGCTTGCAGGTCATGCGCCCCTTGCGGGGTGAACGTACCATCAGTGTAGCAAAGTGCCCGAAGCAGGATTTGAACCTGCGCTGGAGCGATTTTAAGCCGCTTGTCTCTTCCGCTGGACTACTCGGGCTGGTGAAGTTGAGGGCGTCGAAACGGGGCTTCAATCCGTTTTGTACGACATTTCAGAACGGGTTGGCCCGTTCCCCTCTTCCCCTGGGAGAACAATGGCGCCTGAAACCATTGTTCCTTTTGAACTAACGCTGGCCAGCGTGCTTCGCGAAAGCTCCAAAAGCATAGCATGGTTTCGTGGGTTCAAACGTCATATTCTCTACAGGATTGATCTTGAGGATGAGCGCGGCAGTAGTCGTCAAAGCTGTCTTCTCCATCGTGAACAGCCTGCTCAAGCAAGGCAATTTGCTTGATGCGTTTGATGTGCGCCTGAAGCTTTGGCAGGAGAGTGGGCACATAAAGATGTTCAGCAGCAAGAAGCTGCAAAGCAGTTTGTCTGTTTGAACTGCCGCATTCAAGCAGGGACACAAGAAACTTTGCCTCCTGCATAGTTAAATCGTTGCTCTTCATTCCATAGCAGAACTATTGCTTGAAAATCATACTAGGAGATAAGGCTTTCAATCCAACCAATGTCATCATCTTTGCTTGCAGCAAGAATGGCACCTGCCATTGCAAACGCTAAGTCATCAATTCCAGAAGCCTTACCGCCAGTCACACTCCATTGTCCACTTGGTTTGTAGATAACAGTGAGATTCTTGAGCTGCATAATTGCTTTCTCATGACGATATAAATTGATTTGTCCTGCATTGAACAATTCTCGCATCTTGCTGAATGCTTTCATCTTGGAGCTAACAGTCCAAGTTAGTTCAGTGATGGGCAAATCACTTGCCAAGCTTTGAATGGTGCCAGCGCTATTGAACTGGTCCATCACGATGGTGTCGAAGACGTACAGACGATGCTGTTCCTTAATCCAATCTTCCACTGCATTAATATTCACTTCCATTCGTCCATTAATTTCAAAGTCAGCCACGAAGGAATGAAACTTATCAACGACTAGCGTGCCGTTCTCGTAATGCACAATACAAGCAGTGTAGTCGTCACGGCCAACGCCACCACGGGCGGGGTCAAGGGCAAGCACATAAGCTCCTTGGAATTCGGGACGTGGCGGTAAAGCCGCTCGACGGTCATCAATGCAGGCGTCAACAACATCGCTTGCAACAAGGGCTGAAAGATTGCTCGCGAATTGAGCCCCATATTCAACTTTAAACTTCTCAGGATCACGCTGTCTCTCTGTGTCAAGAAACTCTTGCGAAATGCTTGGGTTCATCTCCCACGTTGGGAGATTCACGGCTTGCATGAAAGGAAATCTTCCTGAGCTTGCTTCTTTGAAATGCTGGTAAAAAATACCGTCTGTTAACCATGGAGAAGAGAGCTCAAGGATGCGTCCTTTCCCCCCGAACTGAGCAATAGCAGGCGAGAGAGCATCGTAAATGCCTCGACCCCCGCTGTTTGCATCGCCTTCAGTGGCAAAAGCAAGCTCGTCAAACACTGCGCCTGCGCAAGCAAGGCCACGAGCAGCACGACCCGAAGTGGGGATGGCCTTGAATACGCAGTTGTTGCTCAGTTCAATGATGTCGGCGGTTTCGCGGACAATCTCTTGAGCGAAGGGACTGTCAAGAATGAGCTGGCGAATGTTGTTGAGAGCAATGCGAGCCTGGTCCTGACTGTTTGCTACGGTCACGATGTACCATTTCTCGCCTTTTCTTACGCGCCTGCGGTATTCATCTTCCAAGACGAAGCACATATAGACGCACGCCACTGCGGCCATGACAGTTTTGCCTGATCTTCGCCCAAGCGCCCACACTGCATGGCTCTTATCTGGCTGGAAGAAATTATCAAGAATCTTCGCCTGCCGAGGATAGAGATCCAGCTTTAGGGCGTGCTTAGAGAAGTCAGAACATTTCAGCATGGCGCAAGTCTACAAGAGGATGCAATTCAGAAGAAGGGACAAAATAAGCTGGTCTGCCATGGGCAGGATCTTTCTTCCATTGTTCCTGCATTGCATCTTCACTCTTTATCCAACCATGGAGAAGAGTGATTTTGTTTTGTATCGTAACCAACACTAAGGTTTTTCCAGGCTTCTCGTCCAATTGGCAAATGAGATCGTAGTCATGGCGAGAGCGTGTCTTCACGTCAATATCAGGAGGAAGATCAAAAGAGCCTCGCTTTGCTTCTGTTTCTTGATAGAGAAACTCCCGTAGATGGAGATAATCTGCCACTGCTAGCTCGCCAGCGGCGCCAAGCTTGTGAAAGAGCAGTGCTTTGCCACCATCCGCCGGTCCTCCATTGCGTCCTTTCAGGCCTTTTCGCTCGTTTACGCGCTGCCTGCGGAGGGCTTCCGCCCGCACAATCTCCTTGTCTTCCTCGCTAAAGCCAAAAACAAGCGGAGAACTGGCCATAGTGTGCATAGGCTACGTGACAATGTAGCCGGGTTCTAGAATAAAAGCAACACATTATGGCCATAAATAAAGCTTATGGAAAGCGAAGGAATTGATCTTGGTCACGTTGGCAGTGGCGGAGTGAGGGCTGATGGTCTCCAGAACGTGCTCATTGGCATGGGCACTGGTCGTGACAAGGCGCAATATACTAAAACTACAGCCACAGTATTTCTGGCACAAGAAGAACTAGAAAATCTTTATGGTGAATGGCTTCCTCGTCGCATTGTTGATATTTATGCTGACCAGGCCACTCGAAAAGGCTTCAAAGTATTGTTTGGTGGCGATGGCGTTAGGGCCGAAGAAGTGCAAGGAATTGAGCAAGTAATTGAAGACCTCTACATCCTCGAACATCTCAACCTCGCAGCGAAAAACTCCCGCCTTTATGGGGGTGCTTGCCTACTTCTTTTTATTGACGATGGGCGTCCCGCTTACATGCCTGTCGATAAACGTAATATACGTCGCGTCGAAGACATTGAATGTTTGGATAGATGGCAAATTGCTCCCGTTATCAACGAAGAAAACCTCTACGACTATTCAAAAGCCACTTATTATCAGATCATCTCTGGAGATTTAATTAACCAGCCACAATTGTCCTACATTCACAAGGATAGGATTCTTCGCTTTGACGGGGATTGGCTTCCTTATCGCATTCGGCAAAGGAACTATGGATGGGGCATGAGCAGCTTGCAGACTGTTTATGACAGCTTCAGGCATTATTGGACGGGATTGAATTCAGCGGCCACGCTTCTCACTGAGTTTGATATTTTTGTTCATAAAGTGAGGGGCCTGGCAGCGATGCTTGCTGCTGGCAAAGAAAGCTCCATTCGTGATCGCCTGCAGGTGAATGATATGAGCAAAAGCATTTATCGCGGCTACGCGATTGATGCGGAGAAAGAGGAGCTTGAATTTATTAGTCGCAACTTTGGTGGCATTGGAGAAATCTTAGAAAAGCTGCGCGTTGATATTATTGGCGCCAGCAAGATTCCTCACACTGTTTTGTTTGGCGAAAGTCCGAGTGGTCTTGGTTCCACTGGTCGCAGCGAAGAACGTGACTTCGCAAAGATGCTTGCTGATTATCAAAGCGTCAATTTCAAGCGGCCGATGAAGAAGCTGCTTGAATACATCATGCTCAGTAAAGAAGGCCCGACGAAAGGAGAACTGCCCGAATCATGGCGCATCTCCTTTAATCCATTGTTCGAGCTTAATGAGCGCGAAATGGCTGACGTACGGGCGCGTGTGGCGGCTGTAGACGGCCGTTACATCCAGCTCGGTGTACTGAGTCCCAAGGAGGTGGCGGATGCCCGTTATAGCGGTTCTGAGTGGAGCATGGAGCTTACGCTTGATCCGTCCGTAGTGCGGGAACTTCCTGCTCAAGCTGGGGGTGGCTCCACTCAAGATGGGGGTGGGAAAGGCAAGCTTGCAGTGCCTCCTGGCGGCCGCGATCCCATGAATGAGGAGAACGGCACTCTTCCCATGGATGGAAGCAGGGAAGTAGAGGACAGCCGGGAGGATAGCGCTGGGCTTTATTTGCCTGGCGATCTTGAGAAAGTGCGTGGCGACGTAAAATTCACGGACGAAGCATTGCATTCACGAGCAGTGAGTGCCGCCAAGGCTAAGTTCAAAGTGTGGCCTTCCGCCTATGCCAGCGGTTACGTCGTACAACAGTACAAGCAAATGTACAAGAAGAAGCATGGCTCGCTGAGCGGAGCTTTCAAGAGCGACGAGCAGGAGCTTCATGCCGATGATCTTGATAAGTGGTTTAAGGAGAAATGGGTGAGGATTGGCGCTAATGGCGAAATCCTTGGTCCATGTGGTGCTCGCGAGGAAAAAGAAGGCAAGCCTAAATGCCTGCCGCAAGCCAAGGCGCAAGCCATGAGCAAAGAAGAGCGTCAAACAATTGTTGCTCGCAAACGCAAGGCCGATCCTGATCCCGAACGTAAAGGCCCAGCTAAGAATGTGAGCAGCAAAGTTGATGCAATGGAGCCCATGAAAGTCGAAGGCTTGATTCTTTCCGACCTTGACGAAGCCGCATTGATTAGCGCCGAGGATATCGACGCTGCATTGAATCAATGGAAGGAGGAAGCGCCTGAGCGTTTCAAGGATATTCTGGAGGCTGAAGATGCAAGGCCTGAATGATTTATCAACGTTCGCTGCCGCTCTTGAACAGCGCCTTGACCAATCCTCATGGCGCTACGATCCCGTTAGTGGCCGTTATCGCGGAAGTAACGGACGCTTCCTTAGTCAGTCTGCCGTTGAAGCTTTGGTTGATGGTCGAATTAACAAGCTTGGCACTTTGCTACGTCGTCTTACAAACATGCTTAGCAACGGCGATATTACGCTGGTTCAATGGCAAGAAAGCGTAAGAGAAGCACTTAAGCTTGCGCATGTACAAGCAGCGATCATCGGCAATGGTGGCAGGGACAATATGCAGGCTTCGGATTGGGGCCGCATCGGTCAGCGCCTTCGTGCGGAATACCGTTATCTGGAGGGTTTTGCTCGCGATCTTCTGGCTGGGAGCATTTCTGCTCCCATGGCTATTGCTCGTATCGGCATGTATTCTCAAGCTGTGCGAGGTTCTTACTGGGAAGGCACCACAATTCGTCAGGAGAAGCAAGGGTATAGCTTGATGCGACGCATCCTCGATCCGCAGGCGAAGCATTGTGACGATTGCTTACGCTATGCAGGGCGAGGAGCTGTTCCCATTGGAAGTCTGCCTATGCCAGGCCAGCGGTGTGCTTGTATGTCCAATTGCAAATGCAGC